TGGGGTTCGAGTCCTCAATGCCCACGAAACAAAAAATAATTATATGGAAAGAACACTAAAAGATAGAAAGTACAGTATTACTGGATTATTCAAGCACATCGGGGCTGGTAATAAGCTACATGTCCCATTGAGTTGCTACACTGCCAATTCAGTAACTACCGAATGCACAAGGCAAAACCGTTATGAGGGTTGCGACCCTATGAATA